ATACGACGAGTGCGCTTCCTGCTAGTATTTCTGATACTGCTAATTTAAATTCTCCTAATCATGCTGAGATGCACGAAGTGTATAATGATGCGATTATTGAAATTGAGGAGAAGGTAGGTATTGGGGATACTACTCCTACTGATAAAACTGTTCTTGTTGGTACTGGTACTGGGCAGTCTGCGTGGAGCGCAACAGCAATACCGTGTCCTGTAAGTGTGTACAAAAGTGATGGTGGCGCTGCAAGTAAAGGCGTTGCAGGTAATATTAACACAGGCGCTATTATTTACATTTCAACAAATGACCCTAGTAACGATAACGGTGGTAGTGACGCTGTTGCTAATGGGGATATTTGGATTGATATTTAATGGCTTCTTTAAAAGTTCGTCACGGTGGTTCGTGGGTTACTGTTAGTAATGGTACGGCTTTTAAGGTTCGTCATGGTGGTGCTTGGGTTAATCCTAGTAAGGTAAAGGTTCGTCATGGTGGCGCTTGGGTTGATGTCTGGGCTAAATCTGACCCTGTTAAATACACGTTTGTAGCTAACAGGTCAAAGTCTTTTAGGCACAATGACGGGTCTTGGTCAACGTCACCAACAGCGGCTGCTGTTAGAAATGGTGTTTTTTCAGGTTCAACTAACACTCCTTACGTTGGCGTATTTGGTTTTAGTACAGAATCTGGAGGACAAACATTAGCTCAAGTTCTTGCAGAAAGACCTTACATTACTAATGCCGCACCTACCGCTGGAGGGTCTGCGGAAAACTATATTGAGCTTCATAGAATGACATCATCAGACTCTGCAACTGGTCTTGGAAATGCGTATGGAAGCTGGTATATAGCTAGGTACACTGGGGATACTACTGATGGTAGCCCAGATGCTGATAATGTTAGTTTTACTACTACGGCTGTAAAGACATATTCAAGCGGTGACCCGTTAAGTAGAGATGAAACTGCTAAATGGGATTTAAACGGTAGTAGCGCTAACCGCACAAAAATGCAAACGTTTGTAGATCATGCAGATGCTAAACCGTTGGTGTTGACGAATGATACGTCAGTTACAGCTCTTAAAACAGCTATAGGTTCAGGAAGCGCAGACACTGAATACGCTGTATTTTATGGGGCTAGTGAAGCGACACCTCCAAAACTTGTGATAACTTTAGATTACGTTTCGCCATAAGGAAAACATGGAACTTAACCCAGTAGAGATACTTCAAGAACTAGAAAGACAATACCCACTACAACTAAAGATTTGCATACAAGCAGTACAAATCAGAAAGCTAACAGAAGAACAAGATGATACCGACGACGAGTAAACACGTTAACATTGAACTACTACACCCAGAGTTCAAACGCAGGTTAGAAGCGTTCTTTAGAGATAGCCGTATTCGTAACAAAGTCAAAGTTGTATCTGGTGTGCGTACCTATGCACAGCAGAAATATCTTTACGACGGATACAAAAGCGGCAGAGCAGGGTTTAATCTAGCTGCTAATCCTGACAGGATAACGTCTTCAGGGTTCCAAGGCTCTTATCACATGCAACAGAAAGCGTTTGATAACTGGGGTTACGCTGTTGATTTCCGTATTGTTGGGCGTGGTATTAGTACTTCTCAAGTGAACGCCATAGCTAAATCTTATGGCATGGTTGCGTATGTTAGAGGCGAATGGTGGCATCATCAGCCTTGCAAAGTTGTTAATGGCAAAGTTAAATGGTTTGATGCGCCTGCTTTGAAAGGTACGAAAGCTACTAAAACAGTCAAGCAAGATGTTAAAGGTATTGCTGCTGCGTTTGCTGAGATAGAGGCTTTGGTTACTGCGCATCCTTTGAAGAAAGGTTCTAAGGGGGCTGCTGTGAAGGTGGTGCAACAGTTGTTGGCTGCTAAAGGATTATATCGGTATAAGGTAGATTCGGATTATGGCAGGCTTACTCGGAAGGCTGTTGTGGAGTTCCAAAAGCGTCGGCTATTATATGTTGACGGCATAGTTGGACCAAATACTTGGAAGGCTTTACTTAGATGAAAGAATATTTAGATTTACTTGAGCGATGTGCAGCAACGTTTGTGCAAGCAGCAGTAGCCACGATCAGTGGTAACAGCTTCCTTGACATGGGAGTAAGCAACTGGAAACTTGTAGCAGCTTCTGGATTTGCTGCTGTGCTATCGGTTCTTAAAGGTTGGGCTGCTACAAAGATTGGTGACAAATCATTTTCTTTAGTTGGTAAAAATACTGCATCTGAGGAGTCTCTTTACGGCGACGAATAGGGGTTAAATGGCTACAAATTTTCCTAGTAGTTTAGATACTTCTACTCAGCAACCGACTATTGCTGCATCGGATGAGATGGATGATTCTGGTAAGGAGCATGATGTTGTTCATACGAATCATTCTGGTGCGATTATTGCGTTAGAGACTAAGTTGGGTAGTACTGATTCTAACCCTTCGGCTGGTGCTGTGCTTATGGGTACTGGTTCTGGTACGTCTGCGTGGGATGCTACTCCTACGTTTACTGGGGATGTTACGATTCCTGACGGTGATTTAATTTTGGGGTCTACGGCTGTTACGTCTACTGCTGCTGAGTTAAATATACTTGATGGTTCTAGCACTTCGTGGACTGAAGGTACGCCATCATGGACTAACGTAACAGTAGGTAACGCATCAACTAATACCATAAGACATATTGTGATTGGTAAACTTTGTGTTGCACAATTTAAGATAATTTTTGGAAGCACTACTTCAGTTGGAGGAACTGTTTCATTAGCGCCTCCTGTAAATGCTGACTACAGTCATTGGCAAATGGCTGGTAACGCTTGGTTTCATGACACAAGCGGAGGAAAGTTGTATCAAGGTCAATGTGTAATAACTAGCGGAACAAATGTTTCTTTTTATGGGATATTTCATGCTGTAGGTAATTATTCTTATTCAGGGGGGCTTACAGCCTCTACGCCTGCGTCTTCATGGGGGACAGGTGACAGTTTCACAGGTCAAATAGTGTACAGGCTGGCATAATGAATTTACGAAACGAATTACTAGACCCAGAAATTATACCAAATGAATGGTTAATTGAACGGATGAAAGATCAACGTAATCTATTATTGATGCAAAGTGATTGGACTCAAGTAGTTGACAGTGCTTTAACCGACAGCAAGAAAGCTGAATGGGCTACATACAGGCAACAACTACGAGACTTCCCAGAAACATGGAGTCCTGCCGATACCGTTAATTTCCCAGATCAACCAAGTTAGGAAGGTTATGCGTGGCTGGCGTAGCATACCGTACCTCAACAGACTACAGAAACTCTGGAGCTTATCAAGAGTCCAGCGTTACCGTATCTCCTTCAACAATAGCTTGTACTGCGACTGTACCGGCTGTAACCGTGACAGCCTTTGCGAATGCTGCCGCTGTGGTGATTGCAGGTACGACAACTGTACCTGCTACGACTGTAACAGGGACAGCTAATGTAAGTCCTAGCGTTATAGCGACTAGCGCTACTACGCCATCAGCTACCATATCAGGCACAGCTAGCGTAGCTCCTAGTGTTATTGCTGGTGTTGCCACAACTCCATCTGCGACTATATCTGGCACAGCGAGTGTAGCCCCTAGCGTCATTTCTACGGCTGCTACAACGCCTTCTGTGACCGTTACAGGTGACGCTGGTATAGCACCTTCCGTGATTACTGGAACGTCTACAGTGCCAGCTGTGATTGTTAGCATGGACCAGAACATAACAGCTACTGTTATACAGGCAACTACGTCTGTAGATCAACTGTTGTTTCGCAAAAAATATGTGCCTGTGTTTGAGAATACAGTGCCTACGTTAGATGTTACTAGGTTTCCTGTGATTAGTCCTGCTAGGAACTTGCGGAGATTCTATCCTCCGACGGCTAGAGGGGTTAATATATTTATATTAAACGATGGGTCAGTGACGACCCGACAACCGGCAGATGTGAGTACAGTTTCTCGGACAATATATGGTGGGCATGAATCTCCTACTGATTTTACAGATGAAGAACTAAACGCTTTGAAAGATGCTGGCTACGGAATAGAGGTAGAGGGTTATGCCACGGTATGACTATAAATGCAACAGATGTGAAAACGTTGAAGAAATAATACATGGCTTTAATAATGAGCATTCGTTTCATTGCGTTGATTGTGGACAGGCAATGACTAAACTTATTTCTGGTGTGAACATTG